GTCATCTCTAGATGTATTACGTGCTAACTCTTTTATGACTGAGCAAACTTGCCCAACTAGCGAACGCTTTTTGATGGTAAACCCTACTGACGAAGTAGACTACATCAATGCAAATGCTAACCTTTTCAATGCTGCTGACTCAATCGGTGAGCAGTACAAAGACGCTTTTGTAGGCCGCGCTAATGGTAATACTTGGATGCGTTCAAACAGAATTAATACTATTACTAACGGCGGTACTGTAGCTGGTACTCTTTCCGCTACTACTGTAGAGGGTGGATCTACTCTTGTACTTGCTGGTTTAAGTAATGCACAGGTTATTCCCGCTGGTACTGTAATAACAGTTGCCGCTGTAAATGGTGTACAAGTAGAAACTAAAAACAACACAGGACGCTTACGCCAAATGTCTGTTTTATCTACTGTTACGGCTACTGCTGGTGGTGCTGCTACTGTAGTAGTAAATCCTTTGTTTGCTGCTTCTACTGACGGACGCAAAAACGTAGACGCACTTCCTCAGACTGGCGCTGCTTTTGCAATTGCTGGTGTTGCTGACACTACTTATAGACAAAGCTTGGCATACAATAAAGATGCTTTTACAGTTGCCTCTGCTGACTTAGAGCTTCCCCAAGGTGGAGCTAAAGGCGCACGTTCTGTTATGGAAGGTATCTCAATGCGTATTAACAAAGGCTGGAATATCTTAGGAGATGACGACATCACACGTATGGATGTTTTTACTACTTCTGCGGTTCTACGTCCAGAGTACGCTTCAAAAATCTGGGTTCCAGTAACTTAGATGCTTTACAATATAGGAGAGGGGATTTTCTCTCTCCTTTTTAAAAGGGATAAAATGAACACTATAGAACACGAAAAAGAACAGTACAAAGAAGACAATAAGTTTCCTATGGTAGTGTACCCTAAAAAACAAACCTGGGACGGCACAAACATTGCAAAAATTAAATGCCTTTCCGTTGCCAATGAGCAAGAACTTAAAAAGATTAAAAATGAAGTTTTTCTAAACTGGAAAGACTTATTAAAGAAACCCAAAGCTAAGACAAAAGCAAAGGCTTAAAAGATGGCTCTTACTACAGCTAGAGATTTAATTATAGAATCCTATAGAGTATCAGGATTAATTGACCTAATAGAGGTCCCCGAAGCTAACGAAATAACTATAGGACTAAGCCAATTTAACCAGCTTATAGACTCCTTAGATTTAGACTCCCTCTGGCCTTATACTAAGAAGCTACATAAAGGGAATCTAGTAAGCGGACAAAAGAACTATACAATAGGTCTAGCGGTTGGCGATGACATACAGATACGCAGGCCCGATACTATAAATAATTTTGGTTTTATCATTGGTGGAAATACTTTTAGACCTTTGAATAGGGTTGGTATGGTAGACTACCAAAACTCATACAAGACAGAAAACCTATCTACTTTGCCCGAAGCTTACGCCTACTATCCAGACTTTCCTAGCTCTAGAATAGAGATCTTTCCAACTCCTAACAGTAACTACGAATACACGCTACAATACAGCGTAAAGCTTAAAGACTATACATTAAACGAGAATTTAGAGCTACCTTCTGGCTACGCTTCATATTTGACCTGGGGACTTGCTGAGGTTCTTTGTGATATGCAAGGGAGTAATAATGTTCTAGTAAAGACTAGGGCTATAAAATACTTAGAAGCTATTAGAAAGATGAACGTAGAACCTATAACTATGGGCTATGGCAATCTACCTATGGGTGGCGGGTTAACCTGGGACGTTCTAGCAGACGGATATAAGGACTCTTACTAATATGCCGATGGCTCCATTTATTACAGAGACTTACCAGCACAGATCGTCTAATGTATCGGCCTCTCAAACTTTGAATTTATATCCAGAAATGGTAGGCCAAGACTCAAAAGGTGCGGCCAGGGTAAATATTATCTTAGTAGGAACAGAGGGAACGGAAATATTTAGTAACTTAAATTCACTTCCAAGCAATGTAAACTGTAGAGGTCTATACTATACAGCTACTAGTAGGCTATTTGCGGTCTATGGCCCTAACTTAGTAGAAATAGACTCTAATGGTGTTGAGACTGTAAGAAGTACGGCTCTAGGTACTTTGTCTAGTGTTGTTTCAATGGTGGACAATGGAAAGTATTTAGTCCTTTGCGATGGCCAAAACTTATATTCTTTTGATCTAGATACTAATGTAATTACAACCCCTACGCTAGCTTTTACTAACCCTACCAAGGTTTTATACTTAAACCAAAGGTTTGTAGTTATAAACAACGGCCTAGAGGTTGGTACTACTAAATCGTCAAAAAATAGGTTTTACTGGTCTGCTTTAAACGATAGTAATGTATGGCCAAATTTAAACTTTGCTACAGCAGAGCAGAGCGCGGATAATATTATCTCTTTTGCTGCTAGACAAAATCAAATTTGGTTCTTTGGTGAGAGATCATACGAAGTTTGGGGCATAGCTTCTAACCCAGATCTACCCTACTCTTTTGTAGATGGATCGGCTACTAATGTAGGTTGCGGTGCTAAGAATAGCGTAGTTTCCTTTAGTGATAATGTTTTTTGGCTTGGTTCTTCTAGTGCTGGTACAAACCAGATATTTATGTCAAACGGCTACAATCATAATCGAATATCTAACCACGCTATAGAGAATCTATTAAATGATTCTGGCGACAGAACCGACGATGCTATAGGGTTCTCCTATCAGTCTAATGGGCATATATTTTATGTGTTAACTTTTATAGCTGTAAATAAGACATTTGTTTACGATGTGCTAACGGATATGTGGCACGAGAGAGGAACTAGAGACCCTTTGCTAAACATTGTTAATAGATATGAGCCTATTTTTGCTGCTTTTGCTTATGGCAAAACTGTAGTAGGTGACTCCAAAACTTCTAAGGTGTTAAGGTTAAATCTCAATAAATACGATGAATGGGACAGTAGACCAATAGTAAGACAGCACCAAAGCCCAATATACTACAATGATCTAAGGGAAGTAATACACAGAAGATTCTTACTAGATATGGAAAACGGAGTAGGTTTACAGAGCGGTCAGGGTTCAGATCCCCAGGTCATGCTGCAGCACTCAGACGATGGCGGTCATACTTGGTCTAGTGAGCGCTGGACAAACATAGGCCGTATAGGTTCCTATAAATCTAGAAGCTCTTGGCGTTTCCTTGGTAGAGCTAGGGAAAGAGTTTATAGAGTTAGAATTACAGACCCGATAAAAGTAGTTTTAATAGGTGCTAGGGTAATTTCAGAAACTTTGGCGAATCCATGAATTTAAGCTCAGCTCCTATAAAAGATATTATGTTAAATAGTACAGGCTTACTTAACCAAGTCTGGATACAATTCTTTTCTAGCCTTGGAACAGGTTTAAAAGGTGAGTGGGAAAGTAGCGAATATAAACTAGAGATAGTTTCTGTTAATAATCCTCCTACAACTTTAGGCATGGCAGATAGAACAGTCTTAGCTAAAAAAGGATCTACTATAGAACTATCAATGTCCTTTGATAGTGGTAGGGATTTTAGCCCTGGAGATGGGTTTTATTTTAGCATAGAAATAGCTAGTTTTAGTACACAGAATGTTAACAAAAAGAAAGCACAATTTGAGGAGTCATTTTTGAATGTTTACGATAAAACCTCTAGGGCTTTAATAGCTGGTGCTTTTGTTAGTGGTAATAAGATCTTTTTACCAAAATTACAAATAACAGAAGGTTTCAACATATCGGGAACTTTGATTTTAAAAACAGATAAAAATATAGGTGGTGTATAATGGGGTTAGGAAAAATGTTTGAAGGTGCCGGCGAGGCTCTAACTGGTGCGTTTGGAATGTACGGAGGCTATAAAGCCAACGAAGAAAAACGAAAAGCCGCTGAAGAATACGCAAGAGCGCAAAGACGAGCAGAAGAGCAAGCTAGGGGTGAATTTGGGGACGCTTATACGGATATTTCTAGCTTTTTAGGTCCTTACATGGAAGGCGGAAGCGAAGCCTTTGGACAGTACCAAGATCTAGACATGTCTTATATGCCAGAGGATTTTGAGTATTCCCAGACAATAGGTGACTTTCTAGACCCTTCTATGGACTTCCAAATAGAGCAATCTATGCGGCCTATAGAATCAAGTGCTGCGGCTGGTGGTTCTCTTGGTTCTGGTGCTACCTTAAAAGCTTTACAGGATAGAGGGCAACAAGTGGCAAACTTAAATTATGGCCAGGCTTATGATAGAATGGCTAGCGATAAGAGCTTTGCTTATAAAAACTATTTGAATAGAGCTAATATGCAAAGGCAGCAAAACCTAGACAGAGGCAACCAGCTACAAAACTTATTTAGTACAGGATATAACGCCACTCAAAACGTAGCGGGTGCTAGGGATAATTTAGGCACTAGGACAGCGGATTCTTATAGACAGGCAAGCAATATACCTACAGATGCGGCTTTAAGGGCGCAGACTAATGCCGCAAACTGGACAAATATTACAGACCCAAAAGCCACAGGACAGATCTATGGTGGAGTACAAAAAGCAGCAACAGGATTCTTTTAAAATGGCTATAGACTACAGACTAGCAAACGAAGTGCTAAATAGAAAACCAGATTATTCTTTAGGCAATAGAATAGTTCAAGGTGGCAAGATTATTAGAGACTCTTTTGATCGTACTAGGGAATTAGACAGACGTGCAGAGATGGACAGAATAGGCGCTTTTATTAGCGATGAAATATCTACAGGTGAGCCGTCAGAAAACGCTATAGCCGCGGAAATAGCTAAAACAATGCCAGTAAAAGGAATGGAATTATACAATAATCTTCAAAATAGATACCAAACAGAAGACCAAGCTTATGACGAGTTAGTTTTTGATAAACAAAAAGCAGAAGACGCAGCAAACGCAAAATTCCAAAAAACGAATTTATTAAATGATATAAATGTGAATAAATTTAATGCAGTGAAAGCTTTAAATTTATTAGAAAACGCTAAAACTCCAGAAGAAAAAGCAGAAGCTACTGCGGCTTATAATGAAGCTAGAACAAAATGGGCGACTAAGTATGCTGCTTCTGTTCAAGGAATGGAAAATAATAGTAATATAATAAAAGGCGGTGAAGTTTTAGATATTGGCGCTGCTAATGCTGCAAGAGCTAAAAGAAAATTAGACTTAACAAAAAGCGCACAAGACATAAAAACTAATAAGCTTAATTTTGCACAAAAAAAAATAGATCATAAAAATAAATATATTAATGACTTTAAAAACTATATGCAAAGAGAAGGTTTATCCAGAGGTAAAACAACGGCTAACAAAGAAGCTTTAAAAACATTATACGCTATGGTGTCTAAATCTTTAGACGCAAACGGAAACGTAAAAAAAGACGCAAACGGAAACTATATACCGATAAACACAGCGGCAATTCACGCTATCAATATTTTATCTAATAAGTCTTTAGATCCAAATTCCGCAGTATTATTGGCCGAAGCGGAAGCCTGGGAGCCTAATACTTTAACAGATAAAGCTAAAAAATATAGGGATTATTTACAAGGTAAAGACCCAAGGTCGATGAACATAGGAAACACTTATAAAACAGCTTTGGGTGTTTCTCAATTAAAAGAAAAACAATACAAGACAGCAAGAGATTCAGCTGTAGAGCGTTTGAATTCTCAAATATCAGGCTACAGCGATGACCCCAAAGATAAGGTTAGTGCAAGTGATTTCGATTTTTGGGTTGACCAAGAAAAAAAAGAAAAAGAAAAAGAAAAAGCAATAAAAGAATTTGATGATTTACCTCGCAATAAGTAGCAATTATGAAATATTTAATACTAGTTTTTTTGTTAAGTGGTTGTCATTTAGAGCTTAAATACTGCAGCTCATGGACTGAATGTAAAACTATATTTGATATAGGCGACAAGGGCGATTTTCCAGAATGGGACAAACTACAATGAATGTGATCGACGTTTTAAAAGATGAATACGCTAATAGACCAAATGGTAAAAAAATAATTAGCGACTCTTTAGCTTCTGAGTTAAAGTTTTCTGATAATAAACAACGTTTAGAAATTATAGCCAATCAAGAAGAAAAGTTTAAAAAAAACAAACCTTTGTTGATTTCTCTAGGTAAGATAAAAAAAGCAATAGAAACAGAAAATTTATTACCTAAACAAAGCCCAGCTATACAAGAAAGCGTTAAAGTAGATACAAGCATAAAAGAGAAAAGACTGACTCCTTTAGAAGTAGCACAAGGATTATCACAAAAGGATAATATACCTTTACAAGATGCTATGCAAAAAGTAGCGGGCTTCCCTAGAACTTCTAGGGCTAATTTAAAAGGAGATAGTTTTCCGATTCTTGGAACTATTGGCGATATACTTAGCGCTACTGGTAGAGCTGGTGTGGCTTCTTTTAGTGATAAGCCTTTTTTAGAGTCAATGGCAGAAATAGACCCAGACCTATACAATGCAGACGGAACTTTAAAACATTGGTCTCGAAGACTTTTAGAGGGTACAGCCACTAGTCCATCTAGTAGTATAGCTCCCTTTACAGGTTTTGCTGGATTAAAAGCTGCGTCTAAAATACCAGGCTTAGCGGGATCTATGTTAAGGCAAAAGCTAGGTAGGGGGGCTGTAGGTGGTGCGGGTGCTACTCTTGCCGACATGTCTTTTGACGAGGTTACAAGACCAGAAGGTTTCCCTATGATGACATTGGGAGACTATGGTTTAGGCATTGGCCTTGGTGCTGGCCTTGGTGCTTTAGGCGGTGCTTTTAATAAAGTTACTCCTAAAAGTAAACAAGCCCCAATATCTAAAGGTAGTTTTCAAAATATACCTCAAAGAATATCTAATAAAGTAGACAATGTTAAAGACTACGGAATAAAAGCTAAAAATTTTGTAACTGGTAGAAGATCAGAAGATCCTACAAATATTGGAGCTATATCGGGAGAAGTAAGCCAAGGCGCTGCACCTTCTGCTAATAATCTTAGGGTAGGCGATGAAGGTTATGATTACAATATAGTACCTTTTGAATCTCCAACTAATACAGCTCTAGCACCTAATTTAGGCCCTGGAAATACTTTAGACGGATTAAGTACCCAAGCCTTAGAGAACCCTAACAATATAGTACCTTCTTCAACGTCAGATATAGATGTGTCTAATTTATCCCCAGTTGAATATAAAGCACACAAAAAATTAAGAGAAAAGCTAAGTAAAATAGACGGAGTGAATTTAGAAGATATTAGTCCAGACCATGTGCAGCATTTTGCTGCTCCTAATGTAGGAGGAAAAGACAAGGCTTATATTAATTATGATAATGCTGCTCATAAAAAAGCCAATCCAGATTTACAGAATACTAATCCAAATTATGAAATAGAAGAGGGAGCTTTGAGCTATGCCGTTGAAAACGTAGCAAAGCCAGCTTTTGAAGCTTATAAAAATAAGATGAAAACAATAGGTAAAGGTATTGGTAAAATAAGAAAAGATTTTTTACAAAAAGGAATTGAGCCTATATCTGTAGATAATTTTATTAAAATGGTAAATGATACTTTTGAAGACAGTAATGTTTTATTTAAAAGGGAAATAGTAGACGGAGAGCCTAAAGTTTATGCCGTAAACAGAATAGACGGAGAAATTTTAGACGATGCAGATTTAATGGACATAGAATGGGCTGGCAAAATAAAAAATTCTTTGTCAAATATTAAAAAAGATATAACAGGCTCAAAATTATCTTTTTTACAAGAAAAATTTAATAATATTATCTCTCCACAGCCTAAATCTTCACAGCCTATTTATTCTAAATCAGATCAAAAATATATAGCTTTAAATGAAAAAATAAAAGATTTAATAGACCAAAAAATATCTACATCTTTAGGAAAAGAAAAAGCAAAAGAGTTTAAAAATTTAAAATTTGGTTATTCTAAAATGATCAAAACTGTAGAAGGATTGGGGTCGCAACTAGGTAAAAGTATTTACTACAGAAAGGGCGGTGCTTTTCTTGACGATTTACCAGAATATACAGAAGGATTTGCTAAGGGTGAAGGTGCTGTAAAAAGAATAGTTTCAAGCGCAACAGATCAAGGAGCAAATAAACTTTGGCAAAGCGTAAGAGCTGAAACAGGCTACAATGTACATAAAGCTGCTGCTTATGCTTTACACGCTGGTAAAAAATACGGAGACAATACAGCTAGAACTTTACTGGGAGAACAGGGCGAAATAAATAGAACGCTAAAAGAAATAGCTAAAAATCCTCCAATGTCTAAAGATGGATATATTAAAGGTACGGTAGATCTTGCAAAAAAAGGTGTTGTAGGCGCTTCTAAGAAAGTAGGAAGCTTTTTTAGCCCCAAAAAAGATGATATAGATATAGATGAGTATTTACAGGAGTATAGTAAACGCCTAGAAGAAGCGGACAAACTAGGTGTTAATGTAGAAGATTTAAAACCTACGCCAGAGTTTAAATTAATACAAGACTTTGTTCGTATGCCCGCTAAAGGTTTTCCACAAGAAGAGGAACGATGAAACTTATAAACTTTACAGCTCCACGCCCGCAATTCTCAGACGTTAACGGAGACCCTCTCGCTTTGGGTAGAGTCTCCTTTTATAGTGCTGGCACTACTACACTAAAGACAGTTTATTCTGACGCAGATAAAATTGCTGCATCTTCTAACCCTCAAACCTTAGACGCTGGCGGCTTTGTTCAAGATGGCGGCGTATGGCTAGACGAAGGTAGGTATAAAGTTATAGTAGAGAAATCTAACGGCGCGGGCGGTTGGGTAGAAGAATATACAATAGACGATATACCAGGAACCCCAGGAGTTCCAGGAGAGCTAACAGGGGCAACAATTGGAACTATTGCAGATCTACGCTTATTAGATCCTGGCGCGTTTGGTGCTGTCTTTGTTAGTGGTTACTATGAAGGCGCAGACAGGGGCGAAGGTTGGTTCCTTTGGGATGCTAACAATAGTATAGCAGATAACGGCGGTACAATAATCTCTCCTAATGGTGCGCCCTCCTTTGGACGCTGGAAAAGATTACTACAACAGTCTAAAATAATTCCTCAGATCTTCGGGGCTATGACCAATACTAGTTTTGGTGTATCTTCTAACATGCAATCCATGATTGATTGGTGCAATACTGCTGGTAATGAAGAATACTTAAAAGTAAGACTAGACCCAGGTAACTACTTTATAGATGGAAATGTAGCCTTTGATAATAACATAGATCTAGAGGTGGCCGATGGTGCTATCTTTGACAATCACGCCGCTACAAGTGGAACGCTTACAATAACTTGTAAAAGTGCTATAATAGAAACTAAGACAACGGCTATAGTCGGGAGTAATATATCTTTAGTGTTTAACCCTACAGATATTTCTATAAATTTAAACCCCGCTTGGTATGGAACTTCTAACTATGATAAGTTAATAGGAATCAGTAACCCCGCCAATTTAGGTGCTAGAGATTTAGATGTATATACTGCGCTTACAATAGAGCC